CATTGACAGCAGTTACAATCCATTGAGTATCAACGAAGATTACTTCTTTCCACAGACAGCAGAAGGTCGTGGCAGTAAAGTTGATACATTACCAGGCGGTACAAATTTAGGTGAAATTGACGACTTGCGTTATTTTACCAACAAGTTAATGCGTGCCTTGCGTATTCCAAGTTCATATCTACCTACTGGTGCGGATGACAGCCAAGCACAGTACAATGATGGCCGCGTAGGCACTGCATTTATTCAAGAATTAAGATTCAATAAGTACTGCGAACGCTTGCAGGGTGCTATGATGGAAACATTCAATACAGAATTTAAACTGTATTTGCACAACAAAGGTGTAAACATTGACTTCAGTTTGTTTGATTTGATGTTCCAAAGTCCACAAAACTTTGCCGCATATCGTCAAGCAGAATTAGATAATCAACGTATCAGTACATTTACACAAATGGCAGCACTGCCGTTTGTCAGCAAACGATTTGCACTAAAACGTTTCTTAGGCATGACTGACGAAGACCTAATGGAAAACGAAAAAATGTGGAAAGAAGAAAACGGTGAAGGTACACCTACAGCAGACTCTGCTGGAGAACTTCGTACAGCAGGTGTTAGCCCAACAAGTATAGATCAAGATGCTGGTGCGGCCGCAGGCACAGAAGAAGCGCCAGCAGACATGGCACCTCCAGCGGAAGACGGCGCCACTCCTGATCCTACTGCACAAGCATAAATATTGATATGATTTTACGAGAACTGTTTTATTTTAATCGCGAAACTGCCGAACCCGAGCAGGATGATCGTTTCATGACTTATCGCGACACTGATGTATTAGATAGTCAAGATACAAGGAAAACACGATTGTCCTTAGGTCAAATCAATGAACTAAGAAGAGCATCAGATCTACATATCAAAGAAACGCAGGCAGAAATGGACTTTATAGCCCGTATGTATGCGGCACCTCCAGCAGAAGCAATTTAAATTTTAAATGAAACGTGCTTTTGTACTGGGCAACGGACGCAGTCGCCTAACAATCAATTGTGAAAAGTTAAAAGAATATGGTACAGTTTACGGATGTAATGCACTGTACAGAGACTTTTTGCCCGATCATTTAATAGCAGTGGATGTAAAAATGGTTCTAGAATTAGTGGAAAACAATGTGCTGGACACGGTACAAGTATACACTAATTTCAATAATAGATTTAAAAATACTCCCAAATTGAATGTGTTTCAACCCAGTAAAGGATGGAGTTCAGGACCTACAGCACTATGGTTAGCCAGTACACATGGCTACGATGAAATATACATTCTAGGCTTTGACTATCAAGGTTTAGAAGGAAATAAAAAAGTTAACAACATCTACTCAGGCACACCTAACTATAAAAAAACACATGAGCCAGCAACGTTTTACGGTAACTGGCTTAGACAAACAGAAGCAGTATTAAAAGAATTTGCTGGTACAAAATATTTTAGAGTAGGATCTGCAGACACATTTGATCCTAACTTTAAAACAGGTAATCTAACCAATATTGACTATAACGCATTTGTTAAACAAATAAATTATTTAAATTGACGATTTTACACCGATATCTACCGGTTTTTGTCAGTGAGAATTAAATACATCGACAGCCTTGCAACTTACACAGGAGGATTAACATGACTGATCGCACACGTTTCGAGCAGATGCTCGAACACCTAATTAACGGTGAACAATCAAAAGCCGAGGAAGTTTTCCACGATTTAGTAGTGGCAAAATCTCGCGAAATTTACGAAAACCTACTTGACGATGACTTTCAAGTAGATGAAACAACAGAAGACGACGTAGAAGAAGATGTAGAAGAAGACGTCGAAGAAAACTTTGATCTAGAAGCAGTAGGTGGAGATCAAGCCGATTCAATGATTGATGCTGTTACAGATGGCGGCATGGACGGCGGCATGGACGATGAAATGTCTATGGGCGACGAAGAAGGTGACGCTCCAGCAACTAAAGATGACGTAATGGACATCAAGGATGCACTAGACGAACTAAGAGCAGAATTTGAAGCAAAGATGGGTGGAAACTCTGACGACATGGACAGCATGGATGATGAAGAAGGTGCTGAAGATGATGGTGAAGAGGAAGAAGGCGACGACGAAGAAAGCGACGACGAAGAGAATCCATTTGCTAAAGAAAGTATGCGTGAATACGTAGAAAAAGTTGCACCAGCAAAAATGGGTGACAACGGTGTTGGTAACAAATCCACAGTAGCAGGTAAGAATCCACTAGGTAATACTGGAACAACTGCTAATATCGCAAAAGGTGGCGAAAGCAACAAAGGCGGTACACAAGGCGGATTGGCTAATCCAGCAACAAAGGATTTGAATACTGGAAATGTTAATGTTCCAGGTTCAAAAACAGCGACAAAAATGCACCCAACAAAGGGTCATGGCGCTGAAAAGAAAGGTAGCGGCGACAATGGCGTCAATACCAAGAGCATTGTAGGCAAGTAATAGAGGATCTATAGATGAGCCTATATCTTCGAGAAAACCTAAGTTTTGACCAAGCACGTATGGTGGTTGAAAGCGAGGGCACGGATGGAAAGAACCTTTACATGAAAGGCATTTTCATCCAAGGTGGAATCACTAATCAAAATCAGCGAGTGTATCCTGTGAGCGAGATTAGCAGGGCTGTCAAAACGCTCAATGATCAGATCACTGGTGGTTACTCAGTTCTCGGGGAAGTGGATCATCCTGATGACCTAAAAATTAATCTAGACCGCGTTAGCCACATGATTACAGAAATGTGGATGGAAGGTCCTAATGGCTACGGTAAGATGAAAGTTTTACCAACGCCAATGGGACAACTAGTTAAAACTATGTTGGAAAGCGGTGTAAAACTAGGTGTCAGTAGTCGCGGATCCGGAAACGTCAAAGATGACGGATCCGGTGAAGTATCAGAATTTGAAATTATCACAGTAGATGTGGTAGCACAACCGTCGGCCCCGGGCGCATATCCAACGCCTATATATGAGCATTTGATGAATTCCAGGGGTGGTTACAAGGCATTTTTAACAGCACAGGAAGTACAAGGCGACAAAAAGGCACAGCAATACATTAAGGAAAGCCTATTAAAAATAATAGGCAGGCTCCAGTAACCAAGGGAGAAATTACATGTTGGATGCGCTAAAATCATTATTCGAGAACAACGTGGTTTCCGAGGAAATCAGAGCAGACATCGAAACGGCTTGGAATTCAAAAATCCAAGAAAACCGTGAACTAGTTACACAGCAACTACGCGAAGAGTTCGCACAAAAGTACGAACACGACAAATCAGTGATGATCGAAGCCATTGACCAAATGGTATCGGATCGTCTAAGTTCAGAAATTCAAGAATTTACCGAAGATCGTAAACAGTTAGCAGAGGCTAAAGCCAAGTATGCTGTTGCAATACGTGAACACTCAAGTAAATTAAATGAATTTGTTCTTGAATCTCTTGCAAAAGAAGTTACAGAACTTCACGGTGACCAAAAAGTCATGGCAGGGAACTTTGCTAAACTAGAGAATTTCGTTGTCGAAGCACTGGCTAAAGAAATTGCAGACTTCTACGAAGATAAGAAAGACTTGGCAGAAACTAAAGTACGCCTAGTAAAAGAAGCAAGAGAACAATTTACTGTATTAAAAGGTAAATTTATTAAACAGGCAGCAGGTCTAGTTGAATCAGTGGTATCAGAAGGTCTAACCAAAGAGATCCATCAACTTAAAGAAGATATTGACTCTGCTCGTCAAAACGATTTCGGTCGTAAGATTTTTGAAGCATTTACTTCTGAATATCAGAATAGTTTGATGAATGAGAAATCAGAAACAAGCAAACTATTAAAAGTAATCGCAGAAAAAGAACAGGCACTAGCAGAAGCACGTGACGTTATTTCAGAAAAGCAAGCACTGGTTGAAAGCAAAGAGAAAGAAGTTTCTCAAGCCAAATCAGTAGCAGAGCGTAAAGAAGTCATGAGCGAACTTTTGAATCCTCTAAGCAAGGATCAGAAAGAAATTATGTCTGAATTATTAGAAAGTGTGCAAACTGTAAAACTACGTAGTAGTTTTGACAAGTATCTACCTGCTGTATTGCAAGGTAGCACACCGGAGAAGAAGAAGGCACTTGTCGAGGCAAAAGAAATCACAGGCAATAAAGAAAATCATAGCATTAGTAGTGCTAACAGTCAAGCGGAAGTAATCAATATTCGCCGTCTTGCTGGAATCAAATAAGGAGATATTATGTCAGAACTACTAGAAAGCCGCTGGCAAGAAACTAAAGAGGCACTATTAGAAGGCCTTTCAGGAACCAAGAAGTCAGTAATGGGAGTTACACTCGAGAATACTCGTAAGTATCTATCAGAATCTGCTACTGCTGGATCCACTTCTGCCGGTAACGTTGCAACACTTAATCGTGTTATCCTACCAGTTATTCGTCGCGTCATGCCAACCGTTATTGCTAACGAGTTAGTTGGTGTACAGCCTATGACTGGCCCAGTTGGTCAAATCCATACCCTACGTGTTCGTTACAGCGATTCTGTAACAAATACATCAGACAGCGCACAGACTACTGTAGCAGGTGAAGAGGCTCTAAGCCCATTCAAAATTGCTGAACAGTATTCAGGTGGCGGTTCATCAAGTAATGGTAAGGCCGGTGCCACAGCATCCTTA